TTGAAAATAGTTTTGATGTTCCATCTTTTTACAAATTCTTTCTCACTAGAAGTTAATTCTATTGACTTATAAATATGGTCATCTAAGAATTCTGAACTACATTGTGTATAATGTGCGACTCTGTGCATTGAGGAGATAACTATGTTGATTTTGCTGGAATCATAGCCGTGTCTCATTTTCCATTCAGCCAGTTTTTGGAAGATAGGCAAACCTTTGGCCCATTTTAGTTCGGCTTGTCCAGTAGCATACATGTATTCTCCTGGTGTTAGTGAATCACTCTTTGACATATAAGCAAAAGTTAGTAGGTATCTTTCTGGAATTCTGAGAACTCTGTAATAAGTATCTCCGTTTCTAGTTGTTTTGAAGGTGCTTGTTGAGCAAAAGTCACCTTGTTCTATTTTTCCTACTTTCAAAAATTTTAAAACTTGACCTAATCCGTGAACAATTTTTCCCTTGTTTAGAGTGAACACTGCTGCGTATGCCTTTAAAATTTTAACTTTATTTCTGATAAATACACTTTTAGAAATGTATAATGAATTATCGTCTCCAGCCACTCTTGTTACAAAATCTGAAGCTTTGATTTCAGCCAAGTGAGCAACAAATTCAATGTAACACCACATTCTAATAGTATTTGCAAGAGTGGTGTCCATGTCTCCGGAATGAGTGGTTCCATCATGAGTTAATGTGACTAGATTTCTCATTTTTCCTCCTTCACATTTTTTCGTTTCAATAACTGCATGATGATCAAGTAAAGCAGCACGAATGGCATATGGTGGTATTGAGTAACCTAAAGCATTTAATTTTGCTACCTCAGTAGTTTCGATTTTAACACACACTTTTTTATACAAGTAATCGTCAACTAAGTTTTTAACTGGTAGCTTTTGGCACGAGTCAAAGGCACTGCCGTCTCCATCAAGTTTTACGCAGTCCTCTCCTAATTTTCTAGAAATGAAAGCAAGATCATGTCCTTTTTCTTCGTAAGATTTTCCTGATACATAGCTTTCGATCTTGCATTTGGCAATTTTTTCAAGTGCATAGCAAACGGGGCCGGCTAACAATTTTTTAAGTGGTCCCACGTTGCATATATTCCTAGTCTTTGATTCAGCGGGTCCTTGTGTTTGATCCTCGCTTTTGACGAAATTTCCATATTTTTGTAGTTCACTAATAGTTGTCCATTTTCTTTCAAATTTAGCTGAGTCTAATGCTTGAACAACTTGTTGTCTCTGTTTTATTGTTATATGATTCCACCAAATTGGAAAACTATACTCAAACTCTCTAACTATACTGTCTAAAACTGGATAAATTTTCTTTTGTAAAAAAACTTTAAATAACTCCAATGTTACAGGGTCGGCGTCAGGCATTTCAGCAGCTGCACGCTTTAAAGCAGTAGTACTAGTTAAGCAACACGAGTGATAATTAATTATTTTTGGTAATACAGGTAATTGGGGGATTGGTAATATTATACAACCGGCTAGCTGATTAGGATTTTTACAATTACAATTTTTCTTAATATAACGTTCGAACTCTGCTGCATTCATTTTTCCAAAAATTGGTTTAAGAAATTCTCCTTCTTGAGTAAATTTCAACCTGTTTGTTTCTTTATCAATTTCGTAATTATTTTGAACCCAGTATTCAGGTTGTACGCAGCTTTTATAATAGTTTCTAGTAGTGAGTCTGACTTCATCATCTCTTTTCTTTTGAGCTAGGGTTTTATCTCTAACATATCTATTAATTTTAGTGTTAGAGTGGTATTCTATTTTAATATTCT